ATATACATAAACGCAACAAACTCATCGAACCCTGCAACATTACTAGGATTTGGCACTTGGGCAGCTTTTGCAGCAGGCCGAGTAATGGTAGGTTTTGATTCTACAGATAGTGATTTTGATGCTTCAGAGGAAACTGGTGGCTCTAAAAACAAAACATTGAGTGTTTCTGAGTTACCTGCACATACTCACACAATAGCAGCATCGACATCTGATACAGACGCTGGTGGTATTTCACAAGGTAATACAACCTCAACTACAAATGTAAATACAGGATCAACTGGTAGCACTTCTGCCTTTAGCCTACTGCAACCATATATCACAGTATATATGTGGAAGAGGACAGCTTAATGCCAACATTTCAAGTAGG